ATTTATTAAGTGTGCATAGAGCCTTTAAAGAAATAGAATCCGAAGAAATAGACAAGTCTATGAAAAAGATGAAAACGAAGTGATTTAAATGTCTAGTTTTGCTGATTTAGAAAGAACCATTAATGCCAATGCTGATGGTATTAAAGACCTTATGGGTATAATAGATAAGTTCGCAGGTTCAACTATAAAAGCAGTAACTACAACTGATGATTTAACTTCTGCTCAACGCTCTCTAGGAATTTCAGTTGATAAGCACCATAAGTTAATTAATAAAGCCGGTGCTTTCGTTAATTCCTATGGACAAGAAGTAACTAGGGCTGGTGAATCTACTGGTAATTTTAATAAAAGAACTTCTATAATGAGTGCTACTGTTTCATCGTTTGCTAAACAAGGTAAAGCAGTTTCTTTTCTACAAGGTTATAGTAAGTATGTTAAATTAGGTGGAAGCAGACTAGAATACTTTGCTGAATATTTAACATCAGCAAAAGAAGAATTAACTGTTTTTGGATTAGAAGCAGGTAAAGCCCGTAAGTTTATGTATGGGTTTTTACCGCCCGGAATGTTTAGACTGGTGAATAAATTTTCTTCTGCATTTCAATTCTTTGGCGGAACGATGAGAAAACTTAAATCAGGTCTTTCTGATTCAGAAGAACAAATGGAGAGTTTTAAAGCCGCACTAGAAGTGGCAAAAGGGGATAAGAGCCTAAAAGAGATAGAAAAATTCACTGAACTAATAAAGGAATTAGAAGATGCTAAACCTCCTAAAAATTTATTTACAACAATAGTAGGTAAGTTTCAATCGGCTGCAAAAGCGATGAATAAGCCATTATTTAAAATAAATGAACTAGATGATAAAGAGGCTAAGAAAATAATTAAAAAGTTTAACTTTACTGACATGATAATGGTTAAAGGGCAATTGAAGAAAAGAGCAGCCAAAGAACTTCAACAAGTAATATCTCCATTTAAGAGAATACAAAAGAAATATAAAAAGAACTTTTTATTAAACTTGACTCCCGCTAAAAAACAACAAATCAAAGATTTAAAAGAAGCGATTAAAACAGCAAAGAAGTTTGAAATTAGTAAAGTCTCAAGGGTAGACCTAAAGAAAAAACAAAAAGAAATTGGTGCTACTAAAGGAGTGAACGATGATAAGGTAGTTGCCTTAGCAGCAACTTATTCTGATTTAACTACTGAAGTTTCAAAAGCCGAAGCAAAGGTTAAAAAAATACAAAAGTCAATAGACGGAGGAAATGTGGGTGCTTGGTCTAAGAGAAACAAGGCTCAAATGGAACTCAACGCACTTTTAGGCGATGAGATTAAAACTAAGAAAGAATTAGAAAATGCTCAAACTCAATATAATAATAACTTACAAAAGACTATTACTTTGGCTGATGCTGGTTCTGTTATGATAGCGGAAAACGCTAAAATAGTAAAAGATAGTGAAGATGAAATAAACTCAATGAGAACTAAAGGATTACAAGGATATAGAAAGAGATTAGTTGATTTAGGCCAGTCTTATCAGCAACATAATAAAGACTTCCAAGAAGGAACAAGTAAATATGATAAAGCCATGAGTAAAACTCAAAGCATTATTGATGGAATTGATGTTACTAAAATAGAAAAAGAAATGAGAAGATTAAGCGATACTTCCGAAAAAAGGGCAGAAAGAGAAGTTGCTATTAGAAAGAAATTAGAAGATTTTGAGGCAGGTAAAAAACCGTTTAAAGATAAAGGTCAATTAGAAAATGCCAAGAAACAACTTAAAGCACTTGAAGCGGCTAAAGGGAAAGAAGCAGAATTAAGCGCACTACTTGTTAAGAAAGAAAACGCTGTAAAAAAGTTAGCCGGATTTGAGCGCAAATCTATGGGTATTAAGAATCTAAAGGCTGAGATTAAACTCCAGAAAGCAACTATTAAGGCAAGTAAACAAAGACTTACTGCTACTGAAAAAATAATAACTGCTAGTAATAAGAAAATTAAACAGTCTAAAAAAGCAAAAGAAGCAATAGAGAAAGATTTTAAAGCACAATGGGCATTAGCAGAAAATGTTCCTGAACAAATAAAAATAAGCATGGAAATGGATGCTAAATTAGCCGAAGAAGATGATAAAATATCATCATTTGAATTTGACCGAACTCAAGCAGAAGGAAACCAAGAAGAAGCGATTAAAGACATTGATACCGAACAAGAAAACATGGATAACTCCGGTGAACAATTAGATACTTTAGAAAGTTTAAAAGAAGAAGCAACAAAGAAACTACTAGCAAAGTTCCCTATACTTGCTAAAGCCTTTAAACTATTTAAGATGCTTAAAGGCATAATACCGTTTTTGGGTCAAGCATTACGAATGTTTGTTATGGGTTTCATTTATATCAGTCTTGCTGTATTAGGACTTATACTTATAGTCAAAGCATTTGGCCCTATGATAAAAGAGGCTTGGTCTAAAATGTCGGCTGTTATCTCACCCTTCTTTGAAATAATTTGGGCTGGCCTTAGCGATATATGGGATGGTGCTAGTAAAGTAATGAGTGCTTTATTCGGTGGAGGTTCTTTTAGTGATGCCATAGATGGTATGATACAGATTGCGTGGGGATTATTACAGACTTTATGGGGAATTATTTTGGTAGTAGCAGGGGGATTACTAGTTTTCTGGGGCTATCTAATAATTGAAATGTTTAAAGGTATATGGAAGTCTATTAAAGAAGCGTTTACTGATTCTAAGAAAATGGCTAAGTTAATAGTGAAGGTAGTTGCTGTTGTTGTTATGATAGCCTTATTGTTTACTACTGCGCCTATATGGTTAGTTTTAGTTATAGGGCTTGTTATATGGAAAGTAGGAACTAAACTATTAAAACCTATAACAATGGTGGTTACTGCAATAGGTAATTACATAAAATTCTTTGCTAACCTATATGTTACAATCTTTAATGGAGTAATGAGTGCAATAGAAAAGATTCCGGGAGTTAAAGATGATTCACTAAAAAGACTAGAAAAATATGAATATACTGCATACGCTAAAGGTGGTATAACTGATGGAGGATTGTCTTTAGTCGGAGAAGAAGGCCCAGAATTAGTTACTTTACCTAAAGGCTCAACTGTTCATAATAATTCAAAATCACAAAATATGGCCAGCGCATTAAATAAAGGTAATAAAAGCCAATCAATAGTCAATAATTTTAATATTACTATTAACTCTAAAGACTCTTCTTCGGCTGAATTAAATAGAGTAGCAGAACAAGTGGCTAGAAAAATAGGTAATAAAGTTAATAGAATGACAGGCTCAGGAAGTTTCGTATAAGGTGATTAAAAATGGATGCAGCAGAACACAATGTTTTTCTTAAACTACAAGCCTATGATGAGGCCGATGGACTATATATTAATACTATTCCCTTAAAGGCTGAATCAGTTGATTTCACTACTGATAAAACTATTCCTTCATTCCCTATTCCTATTGGGGCAATAACTGGAGAATCCACTACTATTGCTTTAGACTTAGGTATGTCTAATAAAACAGTAAATATAAAAGGAGTTATTACAGAACAAACAATTCATAAGAAGTTTGGTAGTAGTGAAAAGATAAGAACTTTTACTGCACATGAAATTGCTCAAATGATTGCTTCGGGAGTAGATTCAACAGGTCTTGCTGAACACCAAGCATTTAATGAAATAGTTATTGCTATGCCATCAAAGGTAGACAAAAACTATAATCAAGTTAATGAAAGACAAATACCTTTTACATGGAGAAGCAGGGGAGATAATTTAAAATTAGATAATACAAGAGTTCCTTTACCCTTTGATTTTCCTGATTCTATGACTGATGATGGGGTTAAAGGATTTATTAGGTCTTTTGGATTTTCATTTAATTCAGAAAATGTATTTATTGAGTTTACTTTAGATTTCCAAGTAGCAACTATTCTTCCTTGAGGTGATTAAATGTATGATGTATTAATAGGTAATCAACGGGGCTTAGTGTTCCCAGTTATGTGTAATGGTGGAGTTATTATAGATTACTCCGATAATATACCTAGTGTTGGTTTGGCAACAGATGATGTAATAGGCTATGGTCTTTGGGCTTTAGAAGGTTCTTTTACATTAGAAGCCATTATTACTCCTTATGATATTAATGGTTATGGTAAGTGGTCTTCGGCAACTCAACCGACTATTGCTAATTCTATTAAAATAATGCCATCTAGTCATCACAATGACATAGATGATTCTCCTGATAATTACCAAAGTGAATTATATTTACCCGTTACTGCTAGATTAACTCATGAAATGACTATTTTTAGTAATTACGATTCCTTAAATAATCCTATATTTTGGTTTGGTTTGGTGAACACTACTTCCCATAATGAGAACTTACCAGCCACATATAAACTAAGAGTTTCTTTAACCATTAATGGGGTTCTTCAACACTTTGATTCTCCAGTTTGCATATCTCCTTCTTATCTTAAAAGAATTAAATACATTGCAGCAAATGATAATGTTTCTGGATTTAATGAAGAGGGAATGATGGAATATGAATCATTTGGAACTATTACAGGGCATACTGATGTAGGCTCTAATACTGAATATGATGGCACATTCACTACTACTAATTTATTCAATGGTGGAGTCTTAGAGGTGTTTTATAGGGATGGATTTGACTTCATATCGCTCGGTAGTGTGGCGGCAAACACAGCCTCACAAGTGGCTCTTAGCCCTATTTTTTCCGGCAGTTTATCTAGCGGAACTGAACTATATATCCGTAGTTATGCTGAACCATCTTACATAAACGACTCGTTTCATGTGGCTTGTAGTTTTAATGAAGTCTCAAATGCTGTAAGTATTTACTTTAATGGTAATAAAATATTTAATGCTAAACATGCTGAAACCGCTTCTTTTACTCTTTCTGAAACTGATTGTAAAATAGGCCAATGCCGTTCCGAAAAAGGAAGAACTAGTGCTACTTACAATAAACAATTCATGGGAGAGATACATGAGTTGAGCATTATGGACAATGTTAGAAAAGAATTTGTAGGTTTATTTAATCTTTTACCTAATTACAAAAACACTTTACTATATCTTAGATTTGAAGAGGCTGATTTGTAATGCCTTTAAGAGTTCTAAATATTGGAGAAACTGCGGTTTCTATTAATTCTAATGAGAATACTCCTACTACTCCTAGAGCAGTTACTACTGCTAGTGAATACTCTCACCCTATTGTTGCAGCAGTATATCCCGATGATACAACAACGGAATTAATTTATAGAATAACTACTGCTTCTAATGTAGGAGAAGAATACTCTAATTTAGAAAAAACTGAGGGTAATGTATTAAAAGTCTATGATACTTTAACTAATAGCGGAATAGATTTAGATTCAATTGCTGATTTGGATTTACTTACTGATTACTATTTTGTAATGATTCATTCAGATAATCATTTAGCCCATCATTTTGCTAGAATAACTGAAATATTAACCATAGATAATAGGGGAGATGGTATTAAATTTGAACCAAGTTTAGGAAAAGAATTATCAGCAGGAGTTAAATTTAAATTATTTAAAGGGCCAGCAATAACTAGTGATTTTGTTGCTATTGGATTAGGTATTAAATCAGAATTACAGACTGACTTAGTTATTTCTAGACCTAATTTTTGGTTTAAGCCTGATTTGAATAAGAAGAACGAATTAAATAATAATACTAAGTATTTTTTAAGAACTACTAGTATCAGTAGTTCAAATTGGGATTATCTTAACTTTAGTATTAACGGAACTCCTTTAACCACTACCTTTTTAGTTTCACAAGACTATTCTAATTCAATTAAAGATTATAGTAAATACTCAATGAATAGTAGGCTGGTGGATAATTTAAGAGAATTAGATGTTAGTATTACTGAAAATCCTCTAGGTAGTAACACCTTTGATGCTGTAAGTTTCGTATGCAATACTGCTAATCTGTCCGACCAATTAACTAACATACCTATTGATGCTAATACTTTACTGTTTAGAGGAATAACCGGAACTAGCATTCCCACAGGAACATACATTACTGCCGTAACAGATGAGAACACCGCCACTATGTCTCAAGCAGCAACAGGCGGCACATCAAGAACAATTACTATTCTTAATTCTAATGAATCAGTTGTATTTAATACTTTAGATTATACCGACTATGAAGATGTGTTTACTAATGCTAGAAGAGATGGTGATGATGCATTAATAAGTGTCGCCACTAGTTTTACTTCAAGAGGGCCAACTAGATATTTACACTATGCTTATTCTCCAGAAAAAGCAAACTATTCTTATAATGTAATTGATGCTGAGTTCCATGAGTCTACTAAAAAGAAAACCTCCTATTCCGATGTAAAAATAGCCGATATGTTTAGAATTTATTCTAGTAAAATAGTAGAAGATGATAAACTTAAGATAAGAAATAGGCTATCAAGAGCCAAGTTAAATGAATGGAAAGATACTTCTTTAATAGTTACTACTCTTTCCGAAGGGCGTTTAACTGACGGTAGCGGGGAACATCAATATGAGATTAGACTTACTAATTTAGATGTATTCTTTTCAGCAGGAGAAGAAATTAAAATAGGCAATAGAGTGTATTTAATTAACTCAACAGGAATATCAACGGGAACATCTTATATTCGTTTAGCCCAAGTTAATTATATTAATGATAGCCCCGTTACTACTCATGTTTATTCTAGATTAGACACTGAACCTATCTTTACTGATTCTGGTCTTCCTAGTTTAGATGGAGAAAAAATATACCGTAGGGCATTTAGTCCATTTAATAATACTTTAATACCTTCTTTTGATTTAATTAACGATAGATTCAATGATTTGTTTATAGTTACTACTTCTCAAAACTCCGTATATTCTTACTTTAAAATTAATAGTTATAATTCTGAGTTCAACTTATTGGGTTTAGATATTCCTAATGACAAATATTTTGATGCTTCTTTACACCTTACTGATGAATATTATTTGTATAGTGAAAAATTAAATGGTAGTGTAGAATTACTTGATTATTATAATAAAGATGGACAAACTATAATGAATGTTCAAGGAAGAGATAGAATGTCTAAAATACTTTCTCCTATATTAAATAAAAATACTTTATTCAGTGAAGATATTATATATTCTTCACATAGTCCTCTTAATGAATTAGAGGAAATGGGCTATCTTTATGCTCATTTTGGTTCTCCTATTATTCATATTAGGGATATTTCTAATGCAGCCTTAACCATAAATCTAAATACTGGTGATAAAATGTATATTACTACTGATAATGGTTACACTAAGTATGTGGGAGAAATTATAGCGGGAGGCTCGTATAATACATTTACTTTAAAAGCCCATTCATTAGTTCAATGTGGTTTTATTACCGGAAGCATCACCTCCGAAGCAAGAAACCTTAATAGTGGTATTCAACAATTATTCAGGGCTAAAGTGAATGGTGTCAATCAAATCAGAAACTATGCATTTAATAAATCCTTAGCCAGTAATATTCTAGTTGATTCAGTTACTTCTTTAGCAGGTTCTTCTAGTAAAGGTTTATTTTTCACAGGAGGTAGTAAATTAGACATTGATGGGAATGAAACCACTACCCTTGCTACTACTTCCGGTAATACTAATGTTAATGCAATAGGATATAGTATTAGTAAAATAGAAGGAGAAGTTGATGGGTCGGAATATCAGTGTGTATTAGGTGATGGGCTTGCTAGTGAAACTCACCAAGATTTTATTACTGTTAATACTTTAATGGATTATACTATATTAAACATCACCGAAAACTCGGATAGTAATACAGTTCAAATAGCCCCTTACTTACCAGTTACTTTAGGGAGAGTAGAAAATAACAGGGCTAATTCTTATCATGCTAATTACACAGTATTAACTACAACGATTAGTTCAGGAAGTAATGTAAAAACTATTAGAACGAACATACTTGAAAGCAACTTCTTTGCCGCACTGAAATTAGATACTCCTATATTCATAAATGATAAGTTTGTGGGAATATTTAGAGGCGCATTTACTACCGAGTATGACAACTTACTATTAATAGATAGAGAATGCTCATATGATGCGGCAGATACTATAAAAATTATATGGTATTCTACACAAGTATATGATGGTAGAAGAAATAAAAACACTACTGAGTTAGAATTAATTAATTCTGGACATTTACATGGTGGTAAGATTATTTCTCCCGCCTATTTCCTAAATACTGTGACTGTCTCTAATCCTTATCCTGTTATTCCTACTCTAAATACCATGCTATATAGTAGGGCTAAGGTTTATTCTTCCTTTGAAAAGTTCGGAACTTCTCTTTATTCTATCTATAATTTAGAAACAGGTAATGATATTTCATATGCCGCAACTTATCATATAAATGGAAAGAAAAATAATATTACTAAAGCCCTTAAGAAGCCTCTATTTAGTAATTCGTATGCATTTAATAATTTACCTATTGAAGCAAGGGGAGGTTCTCCTATGGGTTCTAATTACTTTGATAAATACATAACACATGATAATGAGACTTTACTTAAGCATATAGTCTATCCTCATAATAATGTGTATTTACCATTAAGTGCAGATAAAGTGTTATACAATAGGTTAAATTCTTTTAATATTAAGGATAACTTAAATATTAGAACTAAAAGCGTAGATAGAATGTTTTTGTTCATTAATTCAGATGAGAAACCTTATTCGGATAACAGACCGGATAGTTTGGCTAATTCAAATAAAATCCGAGATATTACTAAATATAGTATTATTGGATTAAATAAAATAAGTAAAACTAACAGTAGTGATACTAAAGAAACTACTTTAACCACTAGTAGGGTTTCCCATCAAGATAGTGATTACATTACTGCTTCTATATTCTCCGCTGATAAAGATATTAATAAACTAGTTACTGTGGGAATAATGAGATTAACTGAAGTAGTCTTAGATTGGGCTTTTAATCAAATAGACCCAGAAGCACCTATTGACTCTAAGAAAACTATATCACCCCAACCATTATTAAAAACTAATAATTCTAATGAATTAAGAAGATTGGCAAATTCCGGCAATTATGATTCTGGTAGTCCTATTTATACTATTGGATTAGACGATTATCCCCTTGACGGTTCTTTGAGTCTTACATGTAAAACATCAGCAGGAGTCTCAACTACTTGGCCTATTGGTATATTAAACGGTGATGCGATTGTTGATACTAATGGTAGAGTTATTGCCATAGCCGACGAAAATACTAGCGGTTCAGAATCTATTCTTAATATTAAAACTAATGCTTTCAAAACTGATGATGGAGATAATTATTGGGTAGGTGAAATTAGACTATTAAGACAATCTGCTTTTGATACAACAGTTGGAGAATTAACAGGGTTTGGTAAATCGGATTCATTTGTTAAAAATAATAATAATATTCATATGAATAGAACGGCTTATTTTAATACTATTGCTCATACTCAAAGTTATTATGAAACTACTATCTCTTTATTCGCTATCACTCTTTCTGGAAATAGCACACATTCTAACTATTATGCTGGCCCTAGTTCCCATTACCTTGCATTACTATTTATGGATGAAGCAGGAGTTGAACAAGGCTTTTTCTTTTGGTTTAATAGAGCAAACGAACCTGACCCTGACCCGATGGATAACCGCCAAACCATCCCAACTGTCTATGCAGTAAGTTATTCTACTTATACAGCAATTGAATTACAGGTATTAGAAGATAGTTCAGATATGGACTCTAAATTACAAGCGGCGTTTGATGCTAACATCAATTCGTTTATTCATGGTAAGGTTTACACTACTAATCTTACTAAGTTTAGAGCCAATAATGCAGGTATTACTGATTTATCCCGAAGAGTAGTTGGAGCGAATGTTTCCCACAGTCGCACAGGTTTAAGTCCAGATAGTTCTACAAAAGGTTGGGGTAATATAACCGATAGTGTTTATCATTCTACTTATGGACAAACTCTAGGAGGAATGATAAAAACTAATGTAGGTGAATTTAGATTAGCAGGAACTTTCTTGCCAGTCAGTATAAATAATTTACCTTATGATGCTAATTTTACTTCTTATTTTGAAGTTCTTCAAGAATTAGGGAGAGGACAAGTAGACGATACTCATAAGTTAATAGGCACAGGTTCTAAGGAAAAGTTATATAGTAACTTTAGACCAGTATCATTAGGTGGATTTAAGATAGAAAATAACGGTGTAAAAACAATTACAACCGGAGAAACTTTTCCAGAAATAGGCTATAATCATATTACTGATACCTCACATGATGGAGTGGAGACTCAACTGTTTGGGTTAAGTTCTCCTTATTCTGATAAATTTAATCGTTATGATTCTTATTTTTCTGCTAGTTCAAACACACTAACTTCGGATGACGATGGGGTTGAAATCTGGGATAAAGAGGCTAGTGGATATTTAGTAGGTTTTAAACCTATATTAACTACGGGTTCTTTAGTTGATGTTTTAGGAGGAACTGGTAAATCATCAAGTAGTCAAAATGTATATGCCTATGCTTTTGATTTAACTATAAACAAATTCTTAGATTACTTTGATTTAACTGGCTGTTATTTAATTCCTATTGCTACTCCCAGTGAACATAATGATATTCATGCAGTAGTTCCTATTTATGTAGTTTCGCAGGAATTAGACCCAACAGCAGGTGTTCAGTATGTTACTGGAAATAGACAACATATAATTACAACTGATGCTGTCTTAACTAACAGTGTTAAATATAAAATACTTCAACCTAATCATACTGCTTTTTATGATTTCTCTCCTAAGTCTATTGGTATTGGCAAGTTTAGTTCATCTTATACTAAAAAACCTGATAGTAATGCTTGTTATGGACATATTAAATCACATACTACTTCGGATAAATCTTTTGAGGGTAATGATAGTATAGGAGATATGGAAGGAGTAGGGTCAATGTATGTATTAGTAGATACTAGCGGAGAATTAGGAGGTAATTCTATTGTTACTTCTGCCCCATCACAATCTTATCTGAGAAATAATTTACCTTCTCAAGTTGCTTTAAGTGATGGTAAAACTTCTTTTTCTACGGGAGTTACTACTGATGGAATCTATTTAAGTTTTGATACCATAGAAACACTTAAAGGCGTAGTTAGCATGAGTGAAATAATTACTTTAAAGGTAAGTAAAGATTTTGGCTTGGATAGCAAAAGGTGTGTTATTGGTTCTACTGTTTCAATTGGTTCGGATGCTGAATCTCTTGCCCTAGAATTATTAGAAGCCGATAATTTATCAGTAAGCGTTAAAAATAAACCTTCTTATCCAGTGTTTGTTGCGCCCGATTTTCAAGGTAGTGATTTATTATCCTCTATAAGATACTTATTAAATGAAAAAGATAGAGATATATATGTAATTGATGGGGGTTTTGTTATAGATGATGCAAAAGATAATTCTAGATATTCTAAGGTTCTTTTGAATGAGACTGGTAAATATAACATTTATGAATATGAAAAAGTTAAATCTACTTTTGATTTCTTTAATGAAGTAATAGTATATGGTTCTACCCATAAATCGGCTAAGAAAGATTTGCGAAGTTTGAAGAAAGTAGGTCGTAAAACCTTAGAAATATTTGATAAGAAACTAATTTCTGATGAAGAAGTTTCAAATAAAGCAAGAAAGTTATTACACTTACATTCTAAGACAAACAAGGCTGTTAAAGTTACTGTATCAAGTAGGGGATTAGAGCAATTAAAAGCAGGAGACATTGTTCAATTAGAGTTACCTAATGAGAATATAGAAAGAGATAAATATACTGTTTTAGATATGGCTCATTCACTGAAAGGATTAATGACACTAGAATTAGGCAGGTTTTCTAAAGGTATAGAAGATAGATTCGCAGAATTATTAATAGCCTCTAAGAAAACAGACTCTTATTTAAGAAACAAAGACTTTAAAAACAAAACTGAAAGTTTAGAAGTAATAGACACTATTAGAATAAAAGAAATTAGAGCATTAGTTAGAACAAGAAGCACTAGCGGCACACCCTTAACTCTTGGATTTGGAACACCCTTAAATACAAACACCTACCAACTTGGATTTGAGGGCGGAACAAGCATTGTTCTTACTGATTTAGTAGAGGTGAGTTTATGATAAGTGACAAAACTAAAGAGTTATTAGCATTAGAATTAAAAACATTAATTGCTGCTGGAATCCCTCAAGTGGGTTTAGGTGGTAATTCCTCAAGCCCTAGCCAAACTTCATTAGATGTTCCTAGTGGATTTGATGCAACTATAATCACCGCCTTATCAGCAGATAATGTTATTGAGGCTAAGGTATCGGTAGCGGGTTCATTATTAACAGGCACAGTAATAAGAGAAATGGGTTTGTTTGATAATGCAACTACTGTTCCTGCTGGTGGTAATTTACTAAGTAGAATCAACTTTGAAGGAGTTGGCCCATTTGCGGCTAATGAGACTTTAGAAATATTTTTAATAATAGAGGTGGAATAAGATGGTAGTAAACCCTAAATATTTTGGACAATCAACTGACACAGTTCCTAGTCAAATACAAGATGGTGTAGATTTCCCCCATACTGGGTTATTAAAAGCATTAAGCACCGCCGCTTCTGGTAGAATACCTCTTAATGGTTTTGATATTACTAGCCCTACTACTACTTCAATACCCATTGATGCAGGAACAATACTATATGATGGTAGAGTAGCAACAGTAATAGCAAGCACTTTAACACTATCTACTGGACATACAAATGGCTATCATTTATTAGTGGTAACAAAGCCAACAGGCGACCCATTAACAGGAACACTTGCATTAAGAACTCCTTCGGCTACTAATCAAGTTGCTGATTATGTGTTAGGAGATACTATTATTGCAGTTATTACTCATACTGGTTCAACCCCACTTATTCAATACTTAACTTATGATAAGGTATCTAATCATGTAAGTTTAGCCTATGATAATGGTGGTTCTGGTTATACAGAAGTAGGAACTATTAAAGCAGGTGGAGTCGGTATTGACATAACGGCTGATGATGTTTTAGATTTAGGCGCACTTACATTAACTAATAAAAATAATGATAGAGATATAGTATTTAAAACAACTGATTCTAGCGGAACAACTACAACAGCAGTAACAATAGATACTAGCCTAAGTAATAAGATATTTGCGGCAGGAGATGTTCAAGCAGCAGGGAGAACATTAACTCAGAATACTATTAACACTAATACTAATCATGCAGTATTAACAGCAACTTCAAATGCATGGGAACATAATGCACAAGCCGCCTTAACTTATAATGCTGGAGGAATAAATACTTTAGCCAATACTGGTTCATATACAGCAACAGGTGGAGTAGATACTGGATTGGCCATTAATGCAGGAACTTCTTTAAGTGCTGCAACTACTATTAGTGCGGGAGGGGAGATTCGTGCTAATGGAGGCATTCAAAGTAATAAGTATTTTGCTACGGCTTATGAAACATTAGACATCAATCATGGCCCTACACAACCTAGCGGTGATTATAGTTATATCTTTATTGGTGATATTAGTCCTAATCCTCCACATGCCCCTACTAGTTTACTTACCATTACTTTACCGCAAGCAAGCGCAGTTGTTGGAAGATTACTTCATTTTAAGAATCTAAACCCAACATCAATAGTAATAGAAGCAGACCCATCTGGTGATAACATTGATATGACTACCGCAGGTTCTTTTACTACTGGTTCAACTACTTTAACCCCCGCCGCAGGTGGAAATGCTACTTATATTACATTAGCCCCATTACAAACTATTACTCTAATGTCAGTTGGTGGAGAAGGCGGCTTAATGCCACCATTCACTCAAGGATATTACATTATGAGTGCTATGTCGTGATATTATGAAACTATTAGAGTTATTGGCAAAGATAGTTTTATTCATAATAGTAGTCTCTTATCCATTTGTTATGGCTTACGGCCACGCTCTTATGCCTGAACATCTGGTTAAGACCTGTTGAAAGAAATGAAAATAAGCGAATTCAAAATCGCCAACTTTTAAAAATCCAAAAAAAAATGAGAAGGCCGAAGCCCTCTCAAATTCTTTTTTCTGACCAAATGCCGTTACAAGCACGACATTCCCATAACTTGACTTGCTCGGTTGAACCGACATAAAAGCCAAGAAGCCTTTTAGCAACGGTAAGTTCTTCACAGTAAGAACAAAGTTGCTTTAAACCCATACTATCACTTCAATTGTTTTTCTTCGTTAAGCAAACGCTTCATGTAGTCTTCTACGCTTTGGTCGGTAACACTAGAGCCACCGAAAGCCGCAAAAAACAAAAGCATTAGAGTAACGAGAAAAATAAACAATCCGAACCATTCCCAGCCTGACATTTACCAATTCACCTCCAAATCTTTATGTTCTCCCTTTTCTATTGAAAAGGCTTTTACAAATCCATTGTCTTGTCCATACTTCCAAAGGTCATAAACCAATTGAGTATCTTTCATACAATATTCCACTACTTCATCAAACTGACCCATTTTCCATAATTTGGGGGCATCTGCACTATCCATCAGTTTGAAATCATTCATGGTGCATTTAACAAGGTTCTTTAATTGAAACCGTTCACCATGTCCTTTAAGAAGTAACTTAGAAGTATCAATGTATTGCTTTTCTTTAATATATTTATTAATGATGTATATATCCATAGAATCTCTAAGGATAGGTAAATCAAACGCCGCTACATTATGTCCGAGTATAAGACCGCCCTTTTGAAAGTGGTCGTCTAAATCGTATTTAAGTTCACCTAGCGACTTAATCACATGACCGGATTTAGCAAAAGAATCTAGTGGTTCATCCACATAGACTGTTCCGTTATTTCCATCCCAAGTAGCAACCGTAGATACTTGAAACATATGAGTATTGCCAAAGCCGCCTATATCAAAAGACATATTCTTTGTCTCAATATCAAGAGCCAATACTGACATTACTATCACGCCTTAGTGTCATTAGACCAAAGTTTGCTAATCTTCTCTTCTTCTTTGTTTACGGCTGGTTCGTCATCAACATCTGTTCTTCGCTTTAAGAAACAAACAATCTGTGAACCAGCAACAATTAGTTGAGAACAGCATTCCCATCCATCAGCACCATAAGTGTCTAATGTTTCAATAATTACTTTCGGCCCTTTAGTTACTTCAAATACTATATATGTGTTTTCCCACTTCATTCTACATCACCTTTTTTTAGTCTTATATATACTGAGCATCCTTCTTTCTTCTCTTCAAAAATTCCATAAGGGAGTAATTCATTGTATTGTCTATAAACAGTATTCTTAGACGAATTCATTTTTTCAATTACTGCTTTAAGATAGATTGTCTTATGGATAGAGTCACTGTCGCTAAGTCTGTTTTTTACTAATCCTTTACGCTCAGTTGTGTTTTGCTTTAATAACTCAATAAAAACACTTTTGAAGTCTGCATGAAAAGCCGGATAATTTACCCCATGCTTCTTACGGCGGAGGCTTTGGTCTAACCACGCCACCAATGACTTATAACACTGTCGGACAATCCTTTCTGCTTGCTCTACATTATGTCCTGTAACAATGAATCTTTCATCTTTATTATCTATTGAGGGGCTTTCTGCAACACAGCACAGAACTGCCATTCTAGTCAGTGTTTTAATCATTCGGGTAGTAAAATTATCAGCAATGTTATCAACTTCAAGCCTAGTTCCTAAAAGGTCATCCTGCATATGATGATAGGCTAATGTCAATGCAGCGTTAAAATTAGAACCATAGGTTACAGTATTAAGTGGGTTGCCGCCTACTTCATTAAATCTTTCCTGTGTTAATTCATATAGTTCAAACATAGCATTTGCATACTTATCAATAGGGGCATCTACATTATGGATTTGTCCTGCTAAACCAATTTGTTCTAATCTCATATTATGTTGAGTTTTCTTAGGAGTATTCTTTACATACAGTAACATTCGTTGCATAACTCCTTTAGAAGTTATTACTTCATTTAAGTTATCTGGAGGATAAGTCATAGCGAAAACAGAACGCTCACAATAACATTCCATTACTTTATTTTCATAAGACACTAATGCCTTAGAAATAATCCAACTTTCTCCTGCAAGGGAGTTCATTAAAGTATTTAAGTAAACAATTGCTTTTTCTTGATGCTGTGATTGATTAAAGATACCCGAATATTCAAATTCATCCCAGTGTGCTAATCCATTACCTTCTAGTTTTCCAGCATTTCTTTTATCTACCGAAGGAGGATTAGGAACATCTTCTGTTGGTGCAGGGTATTCTTTAGAATAACCTCCAATTAAAACAGCATCAGTATAATCAGTTAATCCGAAAGTATCAAAAACTCTAGGCATTGACGCTAATACGCTTTCTTCTGAAGAATTAGTAATTAAAGGTGGATGCCTTTTCTCCATAGGGTTCTCGTTAATCTTCTTAAATAGTCTTTCTGACACTGGGCCAATAAAGTTCCATAGAGTTGATTTTCCTGTTCCACTAGTTTGAATCCAACAAAAATGGATTCTAGTATCTTCTCTACCTTGTCCGTAAGGTATGTGGATAAAATCTTTTACTACTTGTCCTAAGACAGTAAAGAAACCAATAGAAGCAGGTATGTGGTTGTTATTAGATACCTTTACTGCTGCTTCTACAAACTCTTCTACTACTAAGGGTAGAGATTTTCCATAGTCTTCTATTTCACGAAGAGAATACTTCTCTTGGTCTAGCGTTTCTTCAAATTCTTCTGTATTTATATCATTCATATTTTCACCTTCTCTTCCGAGTTTAATGTGGTAAGTATTCTTTGGGCTAAGGTATTACCGATACCTTCTATGGCTTGTAGTTCATATGCTGAACACTCACCAATCTCCATTATTGACCCGTATATTTTTATTAGTTCTTTTGCTTTTTTAATTGATACGCCTTTTATTCCGCTTAATACATCTAGTCTTAAATCATCTGTTGTTAATCTTTTAAATACTGAGGGTTCTATTGCATTTCTTGTTATTGGTTTCATTTTACATACTGCTGTTATAATTAACGCCGCTTCTTTCTCACTTGTTACCCAGAATGGTTTTACATCTGTATCTAAAGTGATTCTCCCTATTGCCCCTAGAAACTTATTATTTAACATAACGCTTCTAGCGGCCATTGGCATCTTACTAGGGGAGTTTTCTATAATATTAGTGATGGCTTCTTGCATATCTCCATGAATAATAACTATGTTTGTTTTATAGTGCCTATCCATGTTATCTATTTGAGTCCACATTCTTTTAGACAATACTGAGCCTAAGAAATCGGTTGCTGATTTGGCTTCAAAACAAACATCATCAAATACATAGTCTCCTATTTCAATCCATTTCTTTTCGTAAGGGAGATTCATGGCTTTAGCCTTTGCTACAACTGCTTCAAACAGTTTAGACTTCTCTCTTGAATCAATTATTAGCATCTGGAAACCTCCAACATTTACCTACGCAATATCCTTCACTGATTAGTTTATCACAATGAGGGGTATTGTAGTTATTAAACACAGTAAATCTAGCGTGTTTCCTAGTTTCGTTTTTATCCCAATCTAGCCATATTGAATCCGAGTCAGCAAAGACTCTTTCTAATTCTTCAATTACTAAGTCAAGTGTTTTGGTTTTTTCGGCATTAGTGTTTAAATCCTGATAGCCTGAAATTAAATCTCTATACCAAGATACTAAGTATGCTCTTGACATATGCGAAGGATTCTCCGTCATTACCGCATTATGCAAACAAGGCAACATGGGTAAATTACCTACCGTATTTGGCACAGAAACCTCACCCCCTATTGCCTCAAGGGGGGGCGCATCGGGAAACACTACCTTGTTTTTTCCCCCTTTTTTGAAGGGGATATGGCGAGGGCTTGATGCTAAAGCAAGAATACCTTCAACCTTAAG